TTTGTGTTTTGTCGGAACTTTGCTTTCAAGCATCCAATCTAGGTGCGTAGATGTTGCAGGGCATTTGATTTCGACCAAACCATGCTTGCCAACCAATCCATCTGGCGATGCGCCAAACCACAGAATCAGCGGGTGTTTCACAAACCCGACTTCATCTACCAGTTCATGCTTCGCTTGATACGCTGCTCTAGCCAGCGGTTCTGTGTCAGTCCCCCATTGCATAAAATGATTAGTGAACGATTCCTGTTGCCTGCCAGTCAGTCTTTCCGCAATCAATTGCGTCTGATAATTGCGTCTTGCAGCGGTTCCTTCGCTGGCCTGAACGTCTGACATGCGTGACGCTGTAACATGCCCCAGGCGTTCGGCAAACCATTCGACAGAGCGTTGGTCGGTCATCTGTCGCCCGCAATAAAACGGTTGAAGTAATCCAACCCTTGTTCGTCATCATAGATTGATGAACTGATCGACGGGCTGACGTATTTCAGCACTCGCTGATTTTTGCGAGACTTGCCAGGGCGCTTGCCGTCAACCACCAAATATCCTTTGCGGATCAACGGTGCCAGCCTGGGCGTCAGCGTGTTGAGTGGATGGTTAGGCAACCTTGCTGCCAGTTCGTCTTGCGTCAACCCTTTTGGCGCGGCAGAAAAGACGTCCAGGATGATGCTTTCGAGGCGCGACACATTGACTGTCGCTGCTGCGTCTTTGCTGGTCTGCGGGTCTGTATTCCGGGCCAGACCTGCCCAGGGACTCGGGAACATTATGCAATCTCCATCAATTCAGCCTTGCGCTTGTTCTTTGCTTCCTCAATCTGCGTCATAGCATCTGTTCCTTGATGCTGTTTGTATGCAGCAGCATAGACAGACTTCAGACCGTCAAGGCTCTCAGCGGCAAGTAGTTGCCTAACAAACGGGGCAGGATCAATCTTAGTCTCATGCGTTGTTGCATCTGCATCGTTGTCGCCTTCCGTCGGGATGGCAAATGCTTGCATACACGCATACTTGTACGCTGCTGACATTGCTTTATTTGTCGCTTTGTCTCCGCTATCCATTGCTTCGCCATATGTTTTAACAACGTGCTTGCTTCCATCTTCCGACGCGACAAAATCAAACTCAGCCTCAACAATCACATAAAAAAGCGTGTTGCCTTTAGCGTTTACTCGCTCGGTGCATGTTCGATTAAGCATGCGAGGCAGTATGCAAAGCCCATGTTTGGCAAGCAGTGGCGACAGCGAGTTGTAAACGTCATCAATTCCGCGAAATTTGTACCCTTGCTGTTCATTTTTGCGGTTTTTGCTGATGCCGTGTTGCGCCATTTCCTGCTGAACTAAATTGATCGATTTGTAAACTTGCATGGTTGTTGTTTCCTTGGTTGTATCGTTGCCATTTGGTTGTGTATTCGATTTGTTCGCTAGGTGGAACCCAGCCGAACCGTCTCCAGGTAGCCGCTACATCCGTTGCGACTCCCGGAACCCACTTAAAGTCTAGATCCGTGAGATGAGTTGCCATACGATCCGTCCAATTGTTGATGTGTCTCCGACCATAAAATCGACCGCGCTAATGCCAAGCATGACGCCGACGATGCCTACAACCAACCAGTTTCCAATAGTTTTCATTTTGCGTTGCTCCACAGATGGTTCTTGATTGCGTCAACAAGCGACTTTGTGTGCGCTTCGACCGCAGGCCAATCCTTGTCAATTGCTGAGACTGCCAGTTTGCGATGCACTTCCCACAAATCATCTGTGTTGGCATCTTCGCAAAACTGCTGCAAATCCTCTGCGGTCATGTTGTCAACTTCCGCATCAATCTTGCGACCAGTTTCCTGCATGTCGCGTTCGTTTTCCTCAATCAGATGCAAGCCAAGTCTGTAGTAATCGTCCATTGTTGCCTCGGGTTGTTGTTGTCCGTAAGTGAGACTGTAAAGATTCTGACAACGCTTGTCAACAGGCTTGCAAAACTTTTTTTTGTGTTGTAAAGTGCGCGACAACATAGGAGGAGTCATGTCACCGAGTCAAGCATTGGACCTAGCGTCTGCCATAGTGGGCGGCAAGGGTGTGTTGTGCGACAAGTTGGGAGTCAGCAGGCAAGCTATATCGGCCTGGCGCAAGCGACAGATCCCGCTGCGTCAAGCGTTGCGGATCATTGACCTGGCGGCCGGCGCCGTAACGTTGACCGATCTACGACCAGACTTCCAAGTGCGGATTGTGCAGGTGGAGCATGTCTAGTCTGACAGCGCGGTCAACTGTGCATCTGCGGGATCAAGGCTACCTGGTTGCAACGGTCGAGCACTACAACAGCTTTACCAAGCGCAAGCACGATCTTTGGGGCTGCATAGACCTACTCTGCATCGGCAACAAGGAAACGGTTGCTGTGCAGGTAACGAGCAAATCCAACCTGTCTGCCAGGCGGCACAAGATCGAGGAGTCCGAGGCTTACCCTGAGATGCTGCGATCAGGCTGGCGCATCGTGTTGCATGGTTGGTACAAAGAGAAAAACCGCTGGCAACTAAAAGAGTTGGAGCTATGAATGAGTTGGCTTTATTCGCGGGCGCTGGTGGGGGAATACTTGGGGGACATTTGCTCGGATGGAGAACCGTCTGTGCAGTCGAATGGGAACCATACGCAGCTTGCGTACTTGCCGCACGACAAAATGACGGACTTCTCCCGGCTTTCCCGATTTGGGATGACATTCAAACCTTTGACGGCAGACCGTGGCGAGGCATTGTTGACGTCGTATCTGGCGGGTTTCCATGCCAAGACATCTCAATCGCAGGCAGAGGAGACGGACTCGACGGAGAACGATCAGGACTCTGGAGAGAAATGGCGCGGGTGGTTAGCGAAGTTCGACCACGTTACGTATACATTGAAAACAGCCCAATGCTCGCTGCTCGAGGGGGAACCAGAGTCATTGCAGATCTTACCGCGCTGGGGTATGACACGAAATGGGATGTTATGGGCGCGGCAGACGTCGGTGCCCCGCATCAGCGAGACAGAATGTGGGTCTTGGCCTACGCCAACAGTTCATGGCAACTACAACAGGAAAGGAGTCAGCAAGACGAGTGGCGACGGATTAGCAACAGCGGTTGCTCGGTGGCCTACTCCAACTGCTCACAATGCAAAAGAGACGAACGCACCAAGCGAACACAACCGCAACACGCCAACATTGACGGCACAAGCTGGTGGCAGTCTGAACCCAACGTGGGTCGAGTGGCTAATGGGGTGGCCGCTAGGGTGGACAGACTTAAAGCCATTGGAAACGGACAAGTTCCTGCTGTGGCAGCAGCAGCATGGAGGTTGTTGAAATGATCTACACACTTGCAAACGATATGGTGCGCCAGAGGGCTATAGAGGCCGTCAGGAACGCTAAACAGGGTTGGACGGTATCTATCCAACCAGCGAACAGAACAACGGCGCAAAACAGCTTCTATTGGGCTACGTTGACGGCAATCAGCGAACAGATTAGGCCAGGCGACAAAACGCACGATCCTGACGTCTGGCATGCGTACTTTAAGAGCAAGCTGCTGCCTGGGAGGATGATCGAGCTACCGAACGGGCAGGTGGTGGAGCAAGAACCAACGACCACCGGCCTGACCAAAGCACAGTTTTCGGATTACGTTGAGCAGGTATTTGCATGGGCGACAGAGCGAGGGCTGACGATGACGGACGAGATGTATGTCATGCGTGTGGCGTCAGACACGACAACGCCAGGCTGATGACGCTGCCTGACGGAACGGTTGTCGGCATGCAGAGCAAGGAATGGAAGCTGTATTGCGAAGCAAAGACGGTGCTGTCCTGGCCTAAGATTAAGCGCACCGAGTACCTGGAGCGTGTAGAGAAAGCGCGAGGGGTTGCAGGCAGGGAAGAACTGGCGAAGGAAATCTTGCGATGGTACGGGACAAAGCGTGGCTAAAAGCGGTAGCTAGTTTGCCGTGTCGATTGTGCGGTCGGGAAGGCATGACCCAGGCGGCGCATGCCAATTGGAGCGTGTACGGAAAAGGCATGGGGCAAAAAGCGCACGATTGCTTTACCGCTGCGCTGTGCCAGGATTGCCACTATCACATTGACCAAGGGAAAACGTTATCGAAAGAGCATCGGATGGTCTTGTGGGAGTATGCGTTTCGCAGGACGCTGATTGCGCTGTGTGAAACAGGAAGGTTGAAGATCAAGTAAAAGTTGTTGTAGACTGTTTGTGCGCCGTGAGAAGCGCATAGCAGGTCAGTATGTCAGTCTCTATCGGGCTGGTCTATCTGACCGTTTCTAACCCGTCCTGGGTGCGACCTGCCGGAATTCTCACCGGATAGGCCAGCACCGATGGAGATTGCATGCACTACTACCAGCACCACATAGGTGACTTCATCAAGGCTACGGCTAGGCTATCTGACGAGCAGTCAATGGCTTACCTGCGTCTTATCTGGATGTATTACGACCGAGAGCGACCATTACCCGATGACATTGAGGCATTGGCGTTTCAGCTTGGCAGCGACGAAAAGACCGTCAAACTGATCTTGGTGTCTTACTTCACGCTTGAGGACGGATGCTGGCATCACACACGATGCGACGCTGAGATCAAAGAATATAAACAGGTTATCCACAAGCGAAGCAATGCAGGTCGAGCATCTGCTCAACGCAGGTCAAACATAGGTTCAGCAAGTGTTGAACAGGTGTTGAACGAACCTGCAACAGATGTTCAACTAACCAATAACCATAAACCAATAACCAATAACCATATAAAAGATAAGAGGCGCGGTTCGCGCTTTGATCTTGTTGAGATGCCGGATGAATGGTTGGACTTCTGCAAGCAAGAACGGCAGGACATAGACCCGCGCAAGACTTTTGCTGCGTTTCGGGATTACTGGATTGCTCAACCTGGAAGCAAAGGGGTAAAGACAGACTGGCTTGCGACCTGGCGCAACTGGGTGCGTAGCACTAGGGTTTCCCCCAATACACAACAAGCCAAAAATGACCGAAAGTCTCAACTGATTTACGGTTCATGGGAAAGGAAAGATGACTTCATCGACATGGGAGATGCCAATGCCATCCCGCTACCCTTACGCTGAACGGATGATGCAGCACTTTTCTGTGATGTACGGCAATCAGAAGGTCAAGGCGATGTATATGGAGGATGACAACAGCATCATGGCGGCGAACGAAGCCTGGGAAGGGTTTTTACGCAAGACCAAGCCTGAAATCATTCGCAAGGTTGTTGAGACGCTGCCTGGTCTTGGACGGGATTGGCCTCCCAGCCTGTCTGAGTTCATGGGCATGTGCCGCGACTTCGACCGTGTGGAACAGCGTCAAAACATTGCGCTGCCAGCACCGAAACAGATAACGGAAGAAGGCAAGGCAACGTTGGCGAAGATGAAAGCTATGCTTGAAAGCAAGAGGGTCAAATGAGCATTGAAGCAATGAAATTTGCGCTTAATGCGTTGGAAGAATATCAAGCAAAAGGCGCACCGTTTATGTCATGTGATGCTGCTGTTGCGGTTCTTCGCGCTGCCATTGAGCAAGCAGCACAACCATGTCCATACATACGCACCAGCGGAAACACGCATTGGTGTGCGCTGGCGGCAGCGCCAGCAGATCAACAGCCGGTGGCGTGGATGTACACAAGTCACTTAAAAGGTAATGAGCGTTACATCACGCGCTATCAGACCGACTTGACTACTTACAAGGCAGACAAAGTGTGGCCGCTTTACACCGCACCGCGTCAATGGGTCGGGCTGACAAATAAGGACATCATTGAGATGTGGCCTGAAACATCGACGGTTGGGTGGGATGACATTCGGCTAATCGAAGCAAAGCTAAAGGAGAAGAACACATGAGCATAGAAGCAATGAAACAGGCGCTGGAGGCGTTGGAAGATTTACCACTAGACCCAAAAGATTACATTGAAGAAGCCGTGGAAATATTACGCCAAGCCATAGAGCAAGCAGAGAAGCAGGAGCCGGTGGCGTATATCAATGTTGAACAACGCAAACTTGAATTGGCTAAATACATGAAGTGGGAAACGCCAACAGTAGTTCACTTACCAAAAATTCCCCTCTACACCACCCCACAGCCACAGCGTGAATGGGTTGGGCTGACGGATGATGAAGTGGACTACATTGCTGATGAATACAGCACATTGCAAGGCGCAATCCGCGCCATCGAAGCAAAGTTAAAGGAGAAGAACACATGACACACAAAAAACAAGCAGACGAAAATTGCATTGGCTATATCGTTTGGCCTTTTCCTGTTACCGTCCAGATGTATGACTCAGAACCGCCAATTGCTGACAAACCGCCAACGTATGCGGAACTGGCAGACAAAGTTGACGAGGCGCCGCTATGAGTTTTTTTTGGCCTAAAGTTGAAACTTTGCGGGTCTGTTCAATTTGCTACAAAGGCTTTCCTGACAGCAATTTCTTTTTGAACAGCAACAAACGACCGCAAGCAGCTTGCAAACCCTGTTACATGGCGAGGGCGAAAGCATGGAAACACGCAAACAAGGAACGGGTCCGAGAACTACAAAGAAATGCCAGGCAAGCTGCGAAAGCGAAACGAAATACCGACTCTTTGCAGAGTACGACAACCAACCCGTAGTTGAACTGTATGTATGCGCTAAGTGTGGCGTACATAGATACCGAGCGTTATCAACACCCTGGAGGAATGATGCAGATGGAGGAACGGTTGCACAATTGGGCAGCAGGCAAGCGCAAACAGAGCGCAGCGGATATGATTGACTTTGCCCAGATGGATGCAGCAATCAAAAAATTGCCGGAGGACGAACGGGAAGTTATCGCAGCAATCTATCTCAACTTCCCGTATCAGTCCATTTACTTCGTGGCGGCAGAAATCAACATGCCACCAAGCTACATCAACCGTTGTCTGGAAAGAGCAAAGGCCAAACTTGAACATTAAACAAGCACAAAACCCACCGGAACAGCGTTTGCTGTCTGCTGTTGTTTCGCTTGCGGTCAAAGATTGTTGCGACCGACCAATCAAGATTGACAACAAGATTCGGTTGAGTTTCAACGCTGCCAGCGCGTTTGACTTTATCTTTACCGAGTCATGCGAGGGCTATCTTGAGATGCTGGACATTGACCCTACGCATTTTAGGTCAGCGTTGCTTAAACTGATGGCAAACGATGGGCCAAAAGAAATAGCATCGTTTGATTCAATGGCAAGACGGACGTTTCGACAAAACCATGCACTTTGGAGCGACTTAAATGGGCGATTGGGTAGAAGGGTGGTTGATGATGAAGAAAAAGACTGGTTTATTGCATGACAAAATGCTTGCAAAAGACATTGACGCTGCAATCCAGCTTTGCATTGAGATCGTTGCTGATGCCAGGCTGACCGCAAAACAACTTCAGATCCAGAAAGAACAGGACATTATTTTCAAATGAAAGCGTATGCCAAGATCGACAACTGGATGGCAACCCGCAAGACCCCACAAACGTCAGCGTACATTGCCGACTATTTCCTGTTGTCACCCAAGACTGTAACCAAAACCCTAACCGAACTGGAGCGCATGGGATCTGTCAGAAGGCAAAAAGTAGGCAGACAATATGTCTGGTCCGGTGTAAACTGCAACTGACTCCTTCATTTTCCCCTGTTTTCAGGGGATTTTTTTTAGGTTGCTAACATGAAATTCAGAGCCAGCGTAGAACAGGCCGGATCTAACCCGGTAGCAACGTTGATGATGTGCCTGCTCCATAGCGTCACCAATGCCCACATCTTGCATTTGCAAAGCCGGTCTTACTCAGAACACCAGGCACTCGGCGCGTTTTATAGCGAGATAGGCGACCTGGTGGATGCGTTCATTGAGGCTTACCAGGGTAAGTACAACATCATCACCGATTACCCTGCCGAGTACGAACTACCTGCCAAGACCGCTATTGACTACATTACTTATGTCCAGGCCGAGGTGGAAAAGTTGCGCCGGGAACCTGGATTTCCCCAGGATACTGAGCTACAGAACGAGATGGATAACATTGCCAACCTGTGCAACAGCACCCTCTACAAGCTGCGGTTCCTGAAGTAATGCCCAGCCTGCCTAGTCCGGTCTGTGACACGGTACGCTGCAAGAATCCCAGCGTTCCACACTCACGGTTCTGTGCCGATCATGCCCCTGCTTACAAACGTGGGCAAGGCGGCGAGCTATACAATTCCGCTGCCTGGGTGACGCTTAGACGCTCGCAACTGAGCAAGCAACCCCTGTGTCAATCCTGTCTGCTCGAGGGGCGCATAGCCAGCGCGGAGCATGTGGACCATGTGTTCCCCTGGCGCACCATAGGCCAGCAGGCGTTTAGGGCTAACCTGCTGCAATCCTTGTGTGGTCCATGCCATAGCCGCAAGACAGGGCTAGAGCAAAAGGGAACGTTCAGACACTACAGGCAGGACGGACCGAGAGATTACAGCGTTGGGGATTGGGCAACTGCCATCAACCAGGCAGGGGCGGCATAGGCTAGACGCACCGAAACGGGGCAAAAA